TCGGTTGGTTAGCATATAACTATGTAAAACATGATCTTAAAACTGGAGATATCAGTCATGTTGGCCGTCGAACAAATATGGAAATGCACAGAATACCGAATAACGGAGGTCTATAGACAAGCGATAAATAATATGGTATAATATGAATGTGAACACTACATTTTATGGCTAAAGGATTTAAAGTAATTCCAAAAGAAACACCCAAGAAAGAAGAATGGGATTTTGAAAGAATTAAACAAAGAGTGAAAGGTAAACAAATTGTCTTCTGTCTTCCAGGCAGAGGTTGTTCTTATATCTTTCTGAAGAATTTTGTACAGTTATGTTTTGATCTGGTACAGAATGGAAATGGAATACAGATATCTCAAGATTATTCCTCAATGGTCAACTTTGCACGTTGTAAGGTATTAGGTGCAAATGTATTGAGAGGCCCCAAACAGATTCCTTGGGATGGTAAGTTAAAGTATGATTATCAGTTATGGATTGATAGTGACATCGTATTTGACACTAACAAATTTTGGCAGTTGATTGACTTAGCAACAAAGGATGCAGAGGTCACACAGGAAGTGAAGGATAAGGATGGTAAACTTGTCAGTACAACTCTTGGTATTGATGACAGTAAGGTCAAAGAGATTACAGCAGGTTGGTATGCAACTGAAGATGGTCACACAACATCTGTTGCACATTGGTTAAGTGAAGAAGACTTTGCAAAGAATGGCGGAGTCATGAATCATGAGACTGTCGAGTCGATCACCAAAAAGAGAAAACCTTTTACTGTTGATTATACTGGTTTTGGTTGGACACTCATCAAGCATGGTGTTTTTGAAAGACTTGAATATCCTTGGTTTGCTCCCAAGATGCAAGTGTTTGATAGTGGGAATGTACAGGATATGTGCGGAGAAGATGTATCGTTCTGTTTAGATGCAAAGAAAGAAGGTATGGTAACATGGTGCGATCCACGAATACGAGTGGGTCATGAAAAGACGAGAGTAATCTAATGGCTGGTCTCATCTTTATATTGATAATCTTTGTGATTATCTACATGTTATATTTTTACAATCCACATCACTAGGAGTTATTATGGTTAAAGGTAAATTAGAAAGAAAGTATAAACTTATACACAATGGGCGCGAACTCTCCCAAGGTCTATTAAGTGAAGCAGGCAAGTATGATGCAATGCAGATACTCGTTCAGAGATTTGATGAAGGAAGAGAAGGTGCAATCGACCCAGATGAGGTTGAGATCATCGATATGTCTCTCAAGGAGAATCAAGAATAATGGAAGTAATTATTGGAGCAGCGTGTTTCTCCGCCCTCGGATATTATTCCTATCTTATGTACAATTATTTTAAATCTAGCTAAATGACAGTTCCAGTTTATGATATACCAGAATCACCAATACTGATTGTTGGTTTTCTTGGTATTCTATTCACTCTTGTATTATTATACTTTGTGAATCGTGACTATTTTGCGTCACCTTTAAATCGTGATCGGAGAACAAAGTAATGGCAGTTCGTTTTAGTATGGGTTTGCCTACCATTGAGTCAAAACCAAAGAAGACTCGTCAAGGTAAATCAGTCAATACAATACTTGCACCGACAAGTCGTAACAAAAGAAAGAAAAAATATCGAGGTCAGGGTCGATGAGCACGCTGATTACTAATCTTCCTTCTTATGAAGTATGGGTTCGTAAGGAGTATTTGACTGATCATAAGTCTGGTCATGGTGAATTTGTGAAAGGAGTGTGGGTTTCTGCAAAAAGTATTCCTGGCCGTGCGTTTTATTTTGAAACTTATCTGCCAGATTATGCTGCAATGTTTGATAAGTTACCAATAAGCGCTTTTCTCTCCTCTCCTGAGACACCAGACCCAGATATGACACTACATAATCTACAGTTTTGGAACTGTATGGACTATGGTGTGGTTGCAGTTCAGAAACAATTCATCGGTTCAATGCACTATGAGGTCTATACAAGAGACTTTGGAACGCAAACAGGCACTTATATCTGCACTTTAGATAATTATCACCAAGATGTAGACGCAATTGACTACTCTACGAGTGAGCAACCTGCTGAACATAAGTCTCATAACCTAATTGAACTTGATAATGGACAGTTTTGTCTCTATCCTAACAACAGAATGAGGATTTATGACAACAGTATTACTCCTGAGACACCCAAAATGCCTGATTTTAAGGTTTCAACAGTGTATTATCAGGTTGAAAACGGTCATGATCGTGATGGATTAGGTAATGAAGAGAATTATTTCTGGAAAACAGCAAAAGAAAGAAGAAAAAAAGACGAAATAGAACCCAATTTGGGATAAATAATAACATTTACAAAAAAGTGTCATAAATAAAACAGGAAAACTCTTGTTAATATGGCAATAAAGCGGATTTCAAGGGCATTTAAGGACATAAGTTTGTCTTTTACCCCTCATCCAGTTACAAAAGACCTCACAATTCTCAAAAATGAGAATGCAATTAAGAAGTCTGTAAGAAATTTAGTACAAACTATCCCTACGGAGAGGTTTTTTAACTCTGCAATAGGGTCGGAGGTTCGTGACAGCCTATTTGAATTCGTAGATTTTGGTACTGCGTCTGTAATTCAGAACCAAATTCAAATTACTCTTGAAAACTTTGAACCTAGAATAGATGATGTGACAGTTGAGGTACAACCAAAACCAGATACTTACGAATTTGAGGTAACTGTATTCTTTACTATAGTCGGACAGGACATTCCTACACAAGAATTCACATTCATGCTCGAAGCAACAAGATAAATGCCTTTTACTAAGTTTACAAACCTCGATTTCGATCAAATTAAGACCTCTATCAAGGATTATCTCCGTGCAAACTCAGATTTTACAGATTTTGACTTTGAAGGGTCTAATTTTTCGGTTTTAATCGACACTTTAGCATATAATACGTACATTACGGCGTTTAATTCCAATATGATTGTGAATGAGTCGTTCTTAGACTCTGCAACAGTGCGTGAAAATGTCGTTTCTCTTGCACGAAACATTGGATATGTACCAAGATCAAGGACTGCTGCACAAGCAACGGTCTCTTTTGACGTTACAACTGCTGGAAATACACCAACTCTTACATTAAGGGCTGGTATAATCTGTGTTGGTTCTGCAAATGATACTTCATATGTGTTTTCAATCCCAGAAACAATTACAACAACAACTACTCAGAATGTAAATGCATCTGGTAATATAGTAAGTAGCACTGCATCATTTAATGATATTGTCATATATCAAGGAACGTATCTATCAAAGAGTTTTATAGTAGATGGATCACTAGATCAAAGATTTATACTTGAAAATTCATTTATTGACACCTCAACCATCAAAGTTTATGTAAAAGGTGCTTCTGATACTGGTTTGGGAAGAGAATATGGTAGAGTCGATAATATATTGAATATTAATAATACTTCAGAGACTTACTTAATACAAGAAATTACTGATGAGAGGTATGAATTACTATTTGGTGATGGAGTATTTGGTAAAAAATTAGAAAATGATGCTGTTATTACTGTTTCTTATATTACAACAGATGGAATTGAAGGAAATGGTCCTGCTACCTTTACATATGCAGGAAGCACTGTATCCTCATCAAATCAAGTTTCATTACCAACAGTTACACCAACAATTACAACCACCACAGCGGCATCTAATGGGGGTAATATTGAGTCAATTGACTCTATTAAGTATTTTGCACCTAGACTTTATTCATCACAGTACAGAGCAGTTACAGCAAGAGATTACGAGTCTGTAATACAACAAATATATCCAAATACAGAGTCAGTTTCTGTTGTTGGTGGTGAAGAATTAGATCCACCAGAGTTTGGAACAGTATTCATTACAATAAAACCAAAAAATGGTGAATTTGTGTCTGATTTTGATAAACAGGGAATATTATCTAATTTAAAAGGATATACTCTTGCAGGAATTAATCAGAAAATACTTGATCTTAAATTACTTTATGTTGAATTGGATGCAAATGTTTACTATGATCAATCAAAAGTAACAACTGTATCTGAGTTAAAAACAAGTATCACAAATGGACTTATAACTTATGCTTCATCAACTGATTTAAATAAATTTGGTGGAAGATTTAAGTATAGTAAGATGTTGAACGTAATTGACAATATTGATGATGCAATTACGTCAAACATAACAACAGTAAAGATTAGAAGAAATCTTAAAGCACTAACAAATCAATTTGCTCAATATGAATTATGTTATGGTAATCAATTCCACATTAATCCATCAGGTAGGAATATAAAAAGCACTGGATTTACTATTCAAGGACAAGTTGATACTGTGTATTTTACAGATATACCAAATAAACTTACTGATGGTACTTTAGATGGAAGTGGAAAGGGTGTATTAGCAATCGTAAAAGGTGATACTGAATTTTCTGGTTCTTTAGTTGTTGCTTCTGCTGGAATTGTTGATTATATGAAAGGTGAGGTTATCATATCAACAGTGAACATTACTTCTACACAAAGAGATAATAATATTGTTGAAATACAAGCATTTCCTGAGTCAAATGATGTAATTGGATTAAAAGATTTATATTTGAGTTTTGCAGTTGGAGATAGCAATATAAATATGATTAAAGACACAATTACTTCTGGTGAACAGATATCTGGTGTCGGGTATAAGACTACATCAAGTTATGCAAATGGAGCACTGGTAAGAGGATAATATGATAACCACTGGAATTGATAAAAGAGTCAAAGTCCAACAGATAATTGAAAATCAAGTACCTGAGTTTTTAATATCTGAAAGCCCAAAGGCAGTCGATTTTTTAAAGCAATACTACATTTCTCAGGAATATCAAGGAGGTCCGATTGACCTTACTGATAATCTTGATCAGTACATAAAATTAGATAATTTAACTCCCGAAGTTATTGTAGGGGAAACAAAGTTAACAAGTGGTATTACAACTACTTCAACAACTGTAAATGTTAGTAGTACAAAGGGTTTTCCAAAAGAATTTGGTCTTTTTAAGATTGAAGATGAAGTTGTAACATATACTGGTATTACTACTAATAGTTTTACTGGTTGTATTCGTGGTTTTAGTGGTATAACAACTTATCATGCAGAAAATAATCCTTCAGAATTAGTATTTTCAGACTCATTAGCAATTAATCATGAAAATGATGCTACTGTTGTTAATTTAAGTGCACTTTTTCTTAAAGAGTTTTATAAAAAGACAAAAAAATCACTTACACCTGGTTTAGAAAACGTAAATTTTGTTAATAATCTAGATGTAAGTAATTTTATTAAAAATTCAAAGTCATTATATCAATCAAAAGGCACAGAAGAGTCATTTAGAATATTGTTCAATGTTTTATATAATGAAACTCCTAAAATTTTAGATTTAGAGCAATATTTAATAAAACCATCAACAGCAGAATTTATAAGAAGAGAAGTGGTTCTTGCTGAAGCACTTTCTGGAAATCCAATTCATTTGGTTGGTCAAACAATTATAAAATCAACTGACAGTGCAACAAGAGCATCAATATCCGAAGTTGAACCATTAACAAGGAAAGGAAAGGTATATTATAAAATTGGTTTATTTGTTGGATTTAATGATATTGATTTAATTTCATTTTTATAATCAAGGTCAGGTGTTAAAAAAATTGTTTTTTTTACTTCGCTTAATTCCAAAAAATCTTTAATTGCATTTAACTGGGATAAAGAATTTACTCCGCTGCTTATCACATTTTTCGGTAGATCATTTGTTTTATTTGTTAAAGATAGAAAAATAACATCTTGTATTTCATCCAAATACATTAAGCTTTTAAAAAAAATTGGACCGATAAAAATTTTTATTCAAATAATATAAATAGTTATTTTGG